CCACGCCTACGCCTGAGGCTTTATCCAGACGCGATGAGATACAGCAATCCCTCACTGATGAGCTTAACAGGTTTGCCGCTAGTCCCGCTGGTAGGGCGGCGAAGCTGGACGCCAATAAGATCGGCGTTGAGATTGTTGATTCTATAGTAAGCCCCGCCGAAGACCGCGTTGCTCCGGGGGTGTTTTTCCGTGAGGAGGGCAGCGGAAAAATAATTATCCAAGTCGCTTTGGACGTTGCAGAGCGGGGTGCGGCGAACGAAGCACAGGTTAAAAATAACCTGAAAGATGTGTTCAACCACGAAGTTGTACATGCCTTAGTGGAGCTTGGCGTTATCAGTCAATCTGACATGGCATCTCTTGTTAAGTATGCGAAAAACAGTCGGGTTAAAGGCTCTAAGTTGACAGTTTATGAAAATGCCCAAGACCTTTATAAAGGTTTAAATCTAACTGAAGAGCAATTAGCTGAAGAAGCCGTTGCAGACGCATTTCGTGATTGGGCCGCTGGTCGCCTCAAGGTCACTGGCAAGCCAAGAGGAATATTTGACCGCATTGTGCGCTTCTTTCGTAGCATTGGCTCCGGTCTAAGCAATGCAGAAATAACCTCTGCCGAGCAAATATTTAACAACCTACGCGCACCGATTGGCGCACGATCTGCCCCCGTTGCCGCTGCCAACAGAGAGGCAGCAAGACAGGCAGAGGCCGCTGCCATAGCCGAGGGCATGGATGTGCCAGATGCGCCAATAGATGCGTATGAGGGAAAGTACTCCCTGTATCCGGCCCAGTTGGATGATCTAGCGCAAAGAATAATGGGTGTTGAATCTGTGCAAGACGGCAATATTGTTCGCCGTTTCAGAGCCACCGATCTTCCAGAGGCAATAAAACAAAGGCTGCGCCTGAACCGAGACCAGAAGAAAGCTCTGGATCGACAAAAAGCAGCTATAGATGGCAAGTATTCTTTGGCAAGAAAGCCTATCGATCCGAAAGACCCGGCCTTTACCTCGCGAGATGAAAGACATGACAACGCAGAGGTGGCAGGTAAAAGGCTTCCGCCACGGGGTAAAGCGCGTCGGCTGTCTGCCCTTGATCTCTTGTATAACGACAACCTTCTGCCTCGAAGAGGTAGCAGCACTGGCTACGTTGCTCGACTATTGCAAGAAAGAGCAAAAAAGGTTCTGGGCGACAAGCCAATAGCTATTGAATCCGACACAAGTAAGGACGGATTGCTCTCTGATATGCTTGCTGCCGAGGCTATTGCCGCTCTTGATGAGACGGGTAATGCGGCGACTTGGTACAGCGAGAAGGTAACAGAAGCCATTGAGGTGGCATCTCAGTTGTATCCCGAAATAGCAACTGATGCTAATGCCCGTTTTGCTTTTTTGGCAGCGCTCTCGGTAACAAGTCAAAACACTCCGGTTATGGAGAACTCAGTCTATACGTCTGAGGTGTACGAATACTTCCGTGAGAACCAGCGCTTCCCTGAGGACTTCTCAAAGGGCAAACACGGCAAGTCTATGGCAAGTAATTTTGCTCTTTTGAATTCCTTGTTAGATGGAATGGGTCCAGCAGGGGTCCAATCGTTCTTTGACCAGCAGTTTACAGTTAAGCAGTTAAAGGATGCTGGCTTTACTCCGCCGAGTGGTGAGAACGTAGACACCGTTGTTTACGGATCTTTTCTGCTTGGCCCCAAAATCGGTCAGGGTTTTTACCAAAATCTAAACGGTAACTTCTCTCCGGTCACTATCGATATGTGGCTAATGCGGACTATCGGTCGAGCAACTGGTCGCCTAATTGGTAAACCTGAAATTATCGAAAAACAAGCAGGCAGGCTCATTGAAGGGCTTAACGCAGACCCAGAAAAGAGCCGCAACAATTTCTTGATATCTTCTGTTCGAGAAGCGCAGATTGACGGCGATGTTGACGCTCTGGTCGAAATAGCTGATGAGCTTCGTCGGGAGCATGATCGTCTTTTCAAAACACCTGAGGTGCAAGCATTATTCCGAGAGAAGAGATACAACAAACCGGAGTGGGCCAAAGCTGCCGAAGCGATTGTAACGCAGCAAAACAAGCCTCAGGACTCACCGTCTGGCGGTAATTTCCGTAATGCTGTTCGTCGCATTATGGAGAAGACACGCCAGAAGATGGCTGACAGTGGCTACGATGTGACAAATGCTGATCTTCAGGCTATTCTTTGGTATCCAGAGAAAAATCTGTACGAGAAGCTAGGCGTCCGCACCAAAGAAAACCTGAACATTGATTATGCTCAGGCGTTTGAAAGAATTTTAGAAGGAAGGGTTGAGTTAGATGCCGAAGGAAATGTTTTACCGCCCGTGGGGAGAGGGGTCGGAACAGACGCCGTCGATGTCGAAAGAGGAATTGCAGAAGATGGTGTCGAAATTGATGAAATTACGCCCGGTGAAGGTGCCAAATCAGCCCCAGAAGGACCAAAATTCTCGTTAGCCCCTAAACCAGAAACACAGGCTTTTCGGAATTGGTTCCGCAACAGTAAAATTGTTAACGCTGACGGCAGTCCAGCAGTCGTATATCATGGCACCCAGTATGATATCGATGTGTTTCGCCCTGCGGCCCCATTGCTTGATCCTGCGCGTCAGGAATACATGGATCAGTTTGGTCCTAAAGGGATATATTTCTCAAAAGACCCTGATTATGCCAAGATTTATGCCAGAGATGTGAACCTTCCACGCAAGGCCGCATTTGGGGATGCTGGGCCAGTGATGTACCCGGTTTATCTTAGCTTGCAAAACCCGAAAGTCATCTCAAACCTTTCGTTTTGGGAGGAGACAAAGGCGCGAGTCAGAGACGCTAAAGGCGGTCTTGCTGCGCTCCGTAAGGGCATAAATGAGCGAGAGGGACGACTAGCTGCCAGCAGTGCCTATCTCTCTGGCGCAGACATAAGACAGCTAGAAGCTCAAGGCTTCGATGGGATTGTAAATGACCTTTCCAACGAGATAATTGCATTCCGCCCAGAGCAGATAAAATCTATCTTCAATGAGGGGGCTTTTGATCCTGCCGATAGCCGAATTCGCTATTCTCTTCAACGCGAAACTCCAGAGAACACACTTCTCAACTTTATCAAACAAAACCCTGAGGGCTTCACCGTCACGATTGACGGTCAACCCGCCCCTCCCGGCTATGTAGTTGCCCCGGTAAAGGCCGCTGAAATAACTGTCCAAGCTGATGAGTTAGACGCTGAATCAGTGCGTGAGTATGCTGAAATCTTGAAAGATGTCGCGGACTCGACCAATCGCGAGACCTATGCTGGCGGGTGGCTAAACTCCGAAGACGGCCTGTATTATCTTGATGCAGTCCATATTTATGATGAGCTTGACACGGCCCTCTATATTGCTGATAGTGCAGAACAACTCGCTATCTTTGACCTAAGGACATTCGATGAAATCAGAACCCCAGAAGGTATCGAACAACTCAAATCGGCTGGAACTTACAGCGATCAAGCCCGGAATGAGCGTGGAAGAGATTCAGACGAAGCTGCTCGAAAGTATGCGGAGGTCCGCGCAACCAGAGGTCCGAAATTCAGTCTCTCAAGAGCGCAAGTAGCAGAGAGAGACAGTTTCTCCCGATATAACGAACAATTCAGCGTACCTATTGATGCCTACGAGGCATCGAGTTTATCTACGCTAACATCCCCAAGCCCTCACGCCGACAACGGCGCTCACAGGATTTTGTTTGGCAACAGAGCCTTGACTGTCTTTGTGCCGAAGGGCTTTGACAAGTTCAGTCGTAATCGTGACAAGACCTTTGGCTTTGGTCAAAGGCATATGGTGAAGCACGATGCAGAGGCTGCAAAGAGAACAGGTGGCACTTACGGTAGCATTGTTGATGTTGCCGCCGCAGCCTTGAATGCATATTGGCCGCTCAGGAATAACTTGGTTGGAAGTCCGTTTGAGATAACCGAACAAGTCAGCGCTACGGGCAGTCCACAAATTAGAATGGAGTGGACAAACGAAAGTTCTGGCTATCCTGCCGTCTTGATCTTTGAGCCGTTTTACCTTTCAACCGTCATGCCATCAGTCGCCAGACAAAATCCGGCAGCGGGTAACCAACAGGTGATGTTCCTCAAAAATGGATTCATTGGATCGTCTGACGGCAAAAGCAGTAGTCCTGTCCCACAGCCAGCAATAACCATCAAAAGACGGACACCTGAGATGGAGCGCTCCATACAGCGCGGCATGGCAAATGCAGTGTCCCCCCAGAAAAGCGCTCAGGTAGCACGTGAAGTTTTAACGCTGCAAAGAAAATACAGTTTAAAACGCAGCGAAGAGAACCTCTCTCCTGATGCTAAAATCGTTCACGACAAAACAATTAGCTCCGCCGAAGACCAAACATTTTTCCAACGAATAATGGAGTCTTTCAGAATTTCAGACCCCAGTGATCGGTCTGTAATGCTCAAGATCAGGCGCAACATTGCTGATAACTATGCTGGTATTCGTGACATAGGCAGGAGAGCGCAAGAAATTGCTGATATAGGCGCTGAAGCTCAGGTTAACTCTGCGATTGGTCAACTCGAAAGAAAGCGCGGAGTTGTTGCCGCTGGTTTGAACATAGGACCGCTTGTAAGGTTTGGTGGTCAAGTTACTGCTATCAACGAAAACATTGTTGAAAACCTTCAAAACGATGAAGCCCGTGCAAAGTTCCAAGCCGCGTTTGATCGATTGCAACAAGAGACCCAATACATAGAAACAGACCCCGTTACGGGCGAACAGACCGTTGTGCGTTACGAAAGCGCAGCAGATTTGAAGGGCTTGGCAGAGATATTCAGCGAAATCGAGCAGGAAAACCTTTGGGCTGGGTTTAATTTGTACGCCGCTGCCAAAAGAGCAAACAGGCTTATGGCAGAAGGGCGAGAAAAAACTTTCACCCAAGAAGAAATTAACATTGCCCTTGAGGAAGGGGCTAAAAATCCAGCGATCATACGGGCGTATCGCAATTATCAACTTTGGAACAACGCCTTTGTTGGCGTTATGGAAAACTCTGGCGTTATTTCGGGTGAGGCAGCACAGCTTTGGAAAGATAACTCTGATTATTTGCCGTTCTATCGCCAGACGTTTGACAACGAAGGGGTTCTCTACGACATCTCAACTGCCGAAGAGACAGCAACTGGTGATGTTGTGTTTACCCCTGATGCAACGTCTCCAAATAACAGTGTGCTGCAAAATATTTATAACATCAAAGCTCCGAAAGAGTTGAAAGGCGGCAAACCGTTCTTCTTTGTCATGGTTAACAACGTGGCAGACAGCAAGTCTTACACCACCGCCGAAGAGGCAGGTATAAGGTTGCAGGAGTTGAAGAAGCTGAACCCGAATTCCAAGGTAAAGCTGTCGAAAGGCAATCAGCGTATAGACAATCCGATAGACAATATCCTTAGAAACTTTGACGCTGGCATTACCTCTGTACTCACCAACGTCGTAGCCTCACGCGCTGTTCGAGATTTGCAACGCCTTGGCCTTGCCCAAAGAATTTCAACGCCCAACAGGATGGAGCCAAATCCTGACATCGTTGGTATACGGGTGGGTGGAGACACAAAGTACTACAGGGTGCAAGACGAACTTCTCTTGGCAACACTGGGAGCTACCGGAGATTTTCAGTTTGCGGGTCTCGACCTGATGGCTGCACCAGCAAACCTTCTACGTGAGTTGATCACTAAAGACCCCGGCTTCATGGCAGCTAACATGCTGCGTGATACCCTGTCAGCTTGGACGACCTCAGGCGTCACTAGGATACCGGGACCGGGGACATTTGCAGGGTTTGTTAAAACGATTTCAAAAGACCCCAGCGCAGAGGCTTTGGAAGCTGCCGGGGTGGTCGGCGGATATGACGCCAAACAAGACAAAGAAGCTGTCAAACTCTTCAAAAAGATCAACAGGACGCGAGGACGGGGTGGTCTGAACCCAATAGCTTGGTGGGACAAATGGGACAAGTTATCTCTGGCATCAGACACGGCAACGAGGGTGGATGTTTACAATCAAATCCTGAAAGACACAGGCGGCAACATAGCGGCTGCTAACACAGAGGCTTTGGACGTAATTAACTTTAGTCGTAAAGGTTCTTCTTTCGGCATTCGCCTTTTCTCAGCCCTTGTGCCGTTCCTGAATGCACGTATTCAAGGACTTGATGTTCTGTATCGTAGCGCAACGAGAGGCGGAGTAGGGACGACATCGTCTATGACAAAAGCGCAAAGGCAGCGGCGTTTCTATATGAGGGCATTAGGAATCGTCGCCTTGTCAACTGCGTATGCAATGGCATCGATGGATGACGAGGACAACGAGTGGTACAAAAATGCTACTGAAGTAGACAAGGATAACTATTGGATCATCCCACCTACGTGGCTTGGTCTTGATACAACTCCCGACACTCCAGCGCTCAAAATACCAATTCCTTTTGAGGTTGGCGTTCTCTTCAAGGTCATACCTGAAAGGATTGTCCGCACCGTCCGTCAAGACACGGGCATGTCTGGCAACATAGGCGCTGCCCAGCGTCATGTCATGGGTACTTTCGCCATCAATCCTTTTCCTCAATTTATGTTGCCGATTATAGAAACAATCGCCAATTACGATGCGTTCACAGGGAGGCAAATTGTTACTTATTGGGATGGTCGAAACGAATCATTCCTCGCCAACCCTGATTTTGTTTCACCGCTTGCAATAGAAACTGCAAGAGGCATCTATGACAACTTTAATATCCGCGTTGACGCTGAAAATATAGATCACTTAATCCGTGGCTATACAGGAACTTTGGGAAGCTATGCTCTGATGGCAGCAGATGCTGCTATGCGGTCTGCCGCTGGTATGCCCGAAAGGCCAGCGCGAAGGTTGGATCAATACCCAGTAATGAGTAGGTTCTTACAAGAGAGCCAAGGCACTGGCCCAGTGCAATCATTTTACGATGTTTATAATGAGTTGATAAACTTTACCAATACAATCAGTAGGCTAGAAAAAGAGGGCAGACTTAACGAACTTGATGAGTACACCGCGAAGCGTCAGAATTTAGCGGTTGAATCTGATTACATTAAGTATTTAGCTAAGTCCCTCAAAGAACTCAGAGCTTTTAGAAATCAAGTTTCTAGTGATCCAACTATGGGGTCAGATGATAAGGCCAGATATTTGAAAGAAGTTCAAACGCGAATGAACGAAATTGTTTCTGAGATAAACAAAGACAAAGAAAGAATAATTCGGAGGACTGACTAATGGATATTGAGCAGTTAAGGCTTGAGCTTGAAGACGACGAGGGGATCAAATATGAAATATACAACGATCATCTTGGATACCCCACATTTGGCGTAGGCCACTTGGTTCGAGAAAGCGATCCTGAGCATGGTATGCCAGTTGGCACCCCGATTGATGAAGCAAGGGTGGCCGAGGCATTCGAGCAAGATGTAGAGACAGTGCTGGAAGATTGCTGTAGGCTGTATTCTGACTTTGACGAATTGCCAGAAGAGGTGCAAAGAATTGTAGCCAACATGATGTTTAACCTTGGCTACCCAAGGCTTAGTGCGTTTCGGGGGATGAAGGCTGGCGTTGACGCCAGAGACTGGGATAAAGCTGCCGATGAGATGGTTGATAGCCGTTGGTACAGCCAAGTCCCCAACCGCGCAGAGCGATTGGTTAATAGAATGAGGAGTGTTTAATATGAAAAACTTAATGAAAATCCGCTCTTGGGTTGTTAATCGAGCGTGTGAAATTACCACATGGACTGGTATAGGGCTGATATTACTAGCCGCTTCTGTGATCATGGGGTCTTCTTTAATCCTTGCTGTTCTCGCAGCAGTCTGTGGTGTTATCTCAATCATTAGACGCGAGAAGACATGATAAAATCAGGAGGCGTTGTTATGCCCTTTAATATGGCCTTAACAGGTGGCGAAGTTATCACTATCTCCCTTTTGGTCATTACCCTGATCGTGGTACTAAGAAAATGATTCAAGCACTATTACCAAGCATACTTCCTGCCGTAACGGATATCGTTGGCAGGTTTCTACCGGAAGACAAAGAGGCGAAGGCTAAGGCAGAGCGTGAGATCGAACAGCAACTCACTACGCATTTAGCGAAGATCGACCTTGCCCAACTGGATATCAACAAAGCTGAGGCGTCTCACCGTTCTATCTTTGTGGCTGGTTGGCGTCCATTTATCGGGTGGTCATGCGGTCTGGCAATGTGCTTTAACTTTTTGATTTTTCCACTGGCATCTTTCGTAATGGCGCAGACCGGGTACTTGATTGAGCTACCCAGTCTGGACATGGAACAAATGATGCCTGTGTTGATGGGTATGCTCGGATTGGGTGGCCTTAGAACCGTGGAAAAGATCAAGAAAGTGTCGAAGTAGTCAGGTTAAAAATAACCTATGAGCGCTTTGTTTATAGAACGGATAATGCAGCCACTGTATAGACGATTCTGTAAATGGGGTGACCACCCTACGCAATTGGCACATCTCTATCTTGGTACAAAAGACCTCGAAGATAACTTCGATGTTATCCGCGCTGAATACGATAAAATCATTAAGCGCTATGACGATTTTGCCCCGTTTCAAAACATATCGCCGCATCAGACTTACATATCAAACGACGACAAGTGGCGCTTGTTTTTCCTAAAAGGGGCTGGTGTCTGGTTCCCGAAAAGCTGTGAACAGATGCCAGAAACAGCCAAAATAATCAGGCGAAACAAAGAGATAGTGAGCGCCTACATATCTGTCTTAGGCCCCAGAAAGAAGCTGACACCTCACGCTGGCCCATACTCCGGGGTGCTGCGTCTGCATCTTGCTCTTGATATCCCGCATCAACAGAGATGTTACATCGATGTGCATGACAAAAGACTGCACTGGGAACAGGGCAAATGTATTATGTTTGATGACACGTATATACATTCAGCGGTCAATAATACTGACAGCCTCAGGTCTGTGTTGTTTATCGATATACTCCGGCCTTTACCGCTACCACTCCATCTCGTCAATGTAGCGTTGATAAAAATGGCTCGGCTGTTTTCCTATATCAGGATACCTTTGGCAAATCACAAGAAATGGCAGAGAGTTTTTTACGATGGCTAGAAACTACAAGAGCGAATACAAAAAATATCACTCGAAGCCAACCCAACGCACGAACAGGAGTTCTCGGAATAAAGCTCGGAGGAAGATGGTCAGCGCTGGTAAGATTAAAAAGAGTGATAAGAGAGACGTACATCATAAAGATGGAAACCCACGCAATAACTCTATGAAAAACTTACGCGCCCGTTCTAAAAGCAAGAACAGGTCACGTAAGTAACAATTAAGCAGCTATGGTAAGTTTGGACACCACGTTGTCAAGGTAATCGGGAGCGAACTTCGCGTACACCCTTTCCGTAATTCTGCTGTCTTTGTGTCCCAACAGCTTTGCAACCTCAATAATCGGAACACCATCGCGTACAAGGTTCGTCGCGACTGAGTGACGAAGAACGTGTGGGGTAACGCCCTCTAATCCACAATCCTCAAGAATGTTTGCCCATGCTTTCCGCATATCACGAATGCGTCTGCCGTTGTTCGAAATGACAAACATACTATCACGCTCTATCCCTGACAGGAGGGTGTGCATCTCTGGTGAGATCGGCACTACTGCGCGATTCTTGCGCCTGTTTCTGCGATCACGCCTGTCTCTGAAGT